TTTATTAATGAAGCGGCTAATGGATAACTGCTTCCAGTGCCGTCTCCATGAACAGCATCAATCCTATAACGATTTGCACCAATTTGGAAGAAACTAGGTACTAGGGGCTTACGCTCCATGTTGGTCACAATAATGTGAGTAGTGTCAACTTTGCTTGTTACACTTGCTGTTAGGTTTCCAACAAAGCCGTCAACAAATTGTCCTCCTCTAAAGGCCTGTTTGTTTAAAGATTGGCTAAAACTTGAACTTTGTTGGCAATATGGACTCTTACTCAATACTTGACCCTCTGGATCAAGTACCATCATGAACCCGCCATGACCTTGCACACATATTTGTCTTAAAATATTGCTGTCACCGCATAAAAACACATCCATGTCTTTATTATTTTTTGGTGGATTGTAAATGGACCCTACATCATTTTTTTGTAAAATTGCCTTGATTGTACTAATTTGTGATGCTATGCGAGTTCCAGACCCAGTTTCACCAGGATTGGATGCATCTTTAGTTTGTACTTCAGTGCCACGTTTTGTTGACAGTGTGGTATTGGTGATAATTTGTTGGGCAAGTGTATTAACGTATTCAATACCAGCAAGTGTTTCAGTTAATTGAGTTGTAATAGCAATTAAAGAATTTCCTAAACTTGTTGCACCTTTAAAATATTGTTCACCGGCATTTAACGTGCCATCAATGAGTCCGGTACGCAAGTCACCCACCATTGAATCAACAATGAGTCCAACGTCTCTACTACATAGTGTTTGATTGTATGTTAAACTTGGGTAGGTAAAGTTAATATACCTAACAACTTCGTCTTGAATTAAGGCTCTGTTGGCAGATAATAATGTAGCGGCTTTGGGATACTTGTCTTCAATATCTAAAATTAATGTATTTGCTATCTTATGTGGTTTTTGTAAGTAATGACTACCATAAGTTACTGGTTGATAAATCGTCCAGTTGCCAGACGTAACTGCGGTTAAACTGGCAAACTCATCGTGTAAACTCACTGCAAATGTTGTGCCACCGCTCACTGATGTTATCACACCTTCTGCTGGTGGGTTTGATGTTCCTTGACTTGCAGTTATGTATGCTCCGACCCATGACGAGCTTGTTGTACCTGATCCAAGTGTAATGGTAATTTCACCAGATAACTGACTTGGTGTAATTGTAGTTGCAGTAGCAAGATTGGCACCAGTGTTGGCCAATACTCGCATACCGTCAAACACTTTATCTCTATAAAACTGAATCTCAGACCACTTAGATTTTGAAACGCGGTCTTTAGGACGAATAATTGTTCTACGCATTTCATCACCCACAACAGCAACGTTGGCAGGCAATCTTATAGGATAATCTTCATAATAGATTCCGCTCTCCACGTTAATAGTGATGTTTAAATCTTTTACAGACTCACCAAAGATCAATTCTTCATTTAGTTGATATGTACCGCTAACTATGTCAACGTCAAGGTAGTCTTCACCAGTAGCAGAAGATCCATCAGCACCATAATAATAAATGATAGTACCTCTTGCATCGCTTAACGCACCCTGTAATAGTTTTCCAGGAATAATATCTGTATTGTTTAAATTACCTTGATCTACTCTTGCGCCGCCGTTATTACTAAAATATAATCTAGTATAACCAGCTGGACTAGTAGTAATTTGAGTAATTCTTGATAGGTATAATCCATTACCATATGCAATTTTTTGCTGATATGGACCAGGTTCTGGTTGTGAGTCTTTTACTAATTCTTCAGCATACACACACGCGGCATTCAAAGTTTTAAATGCATAGGCCAATGCACGGCCCTCTTTTCCTGGTGGCGTATTAGTTTGTGCATCATCACCAGTAGTGGCCACAAATAAATTAATGTTACTTGCAAATGATGAATTGTCAACATAATATTTTGTTGCGGCCTGTAAGTCATCTTCACCATTTGGAGTCCCAGATCCGGCTAGTGCGCCAGGGTGGTCGTTTAGTGTAAGAGCACCCGTCATTGTGTCACCTTGACGGCGTACAACTGATTTTCTTGGCATGGCTTCGTTGCTTAACCAATATCCTTCAAGGTTAGCATCATAAAATGCATCAGTAAGAGTTTGTGTTCCAGAGCCACCACTTACACTAATTCTATTTGTACCGTTTCTAGCATCAGTAAATGTTGGATGTACACTAAGTTGTGAACTGTTTACATATTTAAAGTAATAAACTGGCTTAGTTATGCCACCAGCGCCAGTGACAGCAACTCCATTATAATCAAACTTTGTCCCAACTATGCTTGCAACGGCACCTAAGCTGGTCCAGTTTGTAGTACCAACAGTTGAAATAATATATGTGCGGCCAGAAACCATGCTGGCAGCTGCCACTGTTGATGCAATGTTTGTTGCGTCAGTGACAGTTGATGTATATGTAAATGCAATACCGTCTACACCACTGTCATATCCGTGAGCTGTTACACTTGCATTACCGTCAATAAATGACGCAATAGTTTTTGTATAACCACTTGCATCATTTGGTTCATCTCTTAAACGAATTTGACCAGCACTTGATCCACCTGTTTGTTGAATGTATCGTTTATCTGCATAGCCTTTGTTAATAACTAATTCATCAATGGTTACAGTAGTACCACTAGGGCCATACACTGCATTAAATTGTGCCACAGCGTTTGCTGATGGATCAGCAATTTTGGCCAATGCAAACCCACTGCCATTTAGAGGATTTGACAACGTTGGTGCAGTGTCTGCAGATATTCTTCCACCTGAAGATGAAATAGTTATTTGACTTGGGTCACTCTTATCAATAGTAATACCACTGCCTTGGGTCAGTGTTCTTGCTAATATAGCTGTGCCAGCGTCATTGGTTGTTATTATTTTATTTGAACCATATACATCGGGAGTATCGCTTAAATCACTAAACTTAATAGTGCCGCCAGATCCAAATATAGCGTAAATTTCGTTAAAGTTTTCATTAACCTTTCGGAACGATTCGCGGATACTGTCGCCGGTTCCGTCATTGCCCTGTACGCCAACATTAATTATTTGCTTGCTCATATTACTGTCCTATATCATCAGTTACGCTAAAGCTAGATCCACAACCGCAAGTAGACTGTGCGTTTGGATTTTTAATATTAAAACTTGCACCTTGCAAATCTTCTTTGTAATCTATCTCAGATCCAGTTAAGTATTGCATACTCATAGCATCTACGAGAACTTTAAAATTATCTAGAGGAATTTCAAAATCATCTTCATTAACTTCATCATCAAACGTAAATCCATAGCTAAATCCACTGCACCCACCGCCTTGTACAAATGTACGCAATGACAGCTTTGGGTTGTTTTCTTCGTTTAAAAGGTCTTTGATTTTTGTTTTTGCTGATTCAGAAATAGTGATCATAATGTTCCTCGATATGATATTTATCGAAACACTTTTATAACCTTAATGTAAATACAATTATGTTTTTAGCACAAGAATACACAACTCAAATCCATACTAGAAAAAGTAAATTGGGCACAGATCACACCTACAGTAGGGAAAAGACTGTGCTGTTATTCCGCTGTGACTCCTGTAATGAAACATTTAAAAGAGAAAAAGGATCAATGGATCCCAAGCGAATCAGCAACAACTATTTTCATGTGTGTGCCAATTGTGATCCTAAAAAATTTGCCCAAAAAAAAGGAGTCGAAAATAGACGCCTTTGGGACATGAAAGCCAGTAGTTTGGACGATGTTTCTAAACTGTAGTCAATCTTTCGTTGACTACTTCCCAGTTAATAATTTTCCAAGTGTTTTCTAAATACTTTTTCTTATCGCTTTGATAGTCTAATGCCCAGGCATGTTCCCACCAGTCAATTAACATGGCTATATCTTTACGTATTTCGTGATTTACAATGGTTTTGATGCCGCCGTTCAAATCCATATAAACCCAACCACTGCCTTGTATACTCATGGCTTGTTTTAAAATTGCTTCTTTGAAAGCATCAAAACTTTTATATTTTTTGTTGATAATTTCAGCAGATTTTCCAGTAGGTTGATTCTTTGAACTGGGCTCTTTTAATCCTGGAAAATACAAGTTGTGTAAAAATGCACCAGCTTTGTTAAATTTAGAATCGCCTTCGCCCTTGTTAAATCTATCTACATAGGATTGCGCTAAATTGGCATAATGATAATTTATAGTCTCTTTGCTGATAACGGGACTAAGGCTATCCTTACTATAAGGTAGCTTTAATAATTCTAACTTTTCTTGTTTACCTTCAAGAATTGCTAGGTATCTTTCAATTTCGTTGCCCATAATATATTTAGTTATAAATAATTTACAAGGGAGGAACATTATGTTCAAAGCAATTAAAGAGTTTTTTGTAGGTAAACCTAAAGAGGAACCAGTAGTAGAATCAGCACCTTATAAAGTGCCTGAGCCAGCAGCCACAACACCAATTCCATTGGTAGTAGAACCAGTTGTTGAAGCGCCAGCACCAGTTGTTGAAGTAGCACCAGCTCCAGTGGTAGAAGTTGCTCCTATAGCAGAAGCAATTCCAGTGGTAGCAGAAGCACCAGCTAAAAAAGCACCAGCTAAAAAAGCACCAGCAAAGAAACAACAATACGCTAAGAAAAATTCAGCACCACGTAAACCACGTGCGCCAAAAGCACCTAAATAATATTAGAAGTTTTTGCTTGCTCATGCAGTGCAAAACTAGCTAGATTTTTTCCTTTGCTTTCACACATGATATCGTGTGTGTTTAGAAAGCTCAAAGCCCATTCGTTTGTTGCTGTATTCCAGTAAAAATCGGAATGTGCTCTGAGCTTTTGTTTCTTGTATCCATCTAGAAGAAGTTGGTTGTGATTAGGTGCGACAAGTCCGTCATGACCCACAAGATAATCTTCACGAGATACTGAATAATGACAAACAGGGCGCACACCACGCCAACTATCAACGACACGCTTAACACGATTGTCTGTTGGATTGAGATATTCCCCTTCACGAATCCAATGATGGTGTACATCGAGTACAATAGGAATGATATCGCTAATAGTAAGACAGTCATCTAGTCCCCATGAGTTTTCTTCGTTTTCAATTGTAATACAATTCCGGGCTTCGGGGGTAAGGCGTTTGTAGGCAGTTCGAATACCTTCGGGACCGGCTCTACCCGATATGTGTACATTGATCTTAAAGTCCTGGAAGGATTTACCGTAGCCCATGTATCGTGCCATATCTGCATGATATTCAAATTCCTCTATTGACCGTTGGACAATGTCTTTGTCAACACTAGCAAGAACAGTAAACTGACCAGGATGCATACTAAGACGGGTATTGCTTGCACGAGCACTAGAACCAATAAGGTCAAAATTGCGCTCAAGATACTCAACAACGTCAGGCCTACGCCAAAAATAACTCCAAGTGCGCTCAGTATAAGCGGGGAGAATATCACTGCTAAGACGCACCATACGAAGATTTTCATTAAGTTCACCTACCTTGTTTACTAACTTTTGTGTAGCTGTTAAATTTTGAACCATCAAGTCCCATAGCTTTTGCTCTGCAACTTCTTTTGTCTGTCTATTTAACCAACTAATTGTAGTGGCACCAGTGTTGTATTGTTTACAATCATCTGTGGGCTTGATACCATTAACTTGTGCGGGAGTATCAATCCATTTGCAGGCAAATCCTATGCGTTTAATCATAATGCGCTTTCTATATTGTTGCGGACAAGTATATTATAACGCAATAATTGGTATATGTCAACACCAGTTTTTCACTATGATTGGATCTTTTACTTGTTGTGGTTTTGGATCGCCATGGAACACCAATATTGATGTTGCATCTTTTATTTTTGGTTCAATGATTGACGCAAATTTTCGATCTCTGCCAATTCCAATAACATCGTTACGTTCACGTACTTCCCATTTATAACTTTGGCACCACTCATCAGGCCAAAAATCAAATCCGTCTTTAATTTGGTCATATAACCAATCTTGGTCGCCGTGCATTCTTTTGGTAATGGATAAGTCTTGTATTAGATTGTCCCATATATGAGGCATGGACCTAGATTCAAATCTGAATATAGAGCTGTTAAATTTTTTCCAATCTGGAATAGTTGATCTTGTAAAATCTCTAATAATGCAAAATTTACCCAAACTGTAATGCCAAAACATGTCAATGTTTTTTACAATGACTATGTCTAAGTCTAAAAATAGTAATTCGCCAGTTAATGGAAAATCTCTGCTAAACACGTAGGGTTTGTACCACCAACCTTGCAAACTAGTTCCAGTTGGTAATGGTATGACTTTTATTTCAGGATTTAATCCAGTTGGATCTTCAGTCATACAGGCAAATCCTACATTGCCAGTTGTGTGCCTCTTGACCATGTTGTAAAGTCGATTTACATAATCAGCATTATATTTTGTTCCATATTTTAAACATATGGCCCAACGTTGAAGATGCTCGTTGCCTACATTTGAAATTTTTGAAATTGCTTTTTCTAACTTGGCTTGAGCTTTTTGTGCTTTACGTTGTTCTTTAGTTAAAGTTTCTAACATTATTATGAATAAAATTTAGTTGACTTATTAGAACTCTTAGGTCTCGTAATGGTATCATATTCGGACCATCGCTAGGAGCATTATCAGGATTTTCGTGTGTTTCAATAAACACAGCACTTACGCATCCAGTAGCTACCGCGGCCCTAGATAGAAAGGGAACCATTTTCCTGTCTCCCCCAGATTTGTCACCAAGTCCTCCAGGTTGCTGGACACTATGTGTGCAGTCAAAGACAACGGGATAACCAGTACTTGCCATAATAGGTAAACTACGCATATCGACCACAAGATTATTGTATCCATGACTATATCCTCTTTCACATAACATTATATTATCATTGCCCGTTGAAGCAATTTTTTCTGCAACATTTTTCATATCCCAGGGTGCTAAAAATTGTCCTTTTTTAACATTAATGGGTTTACCAGTTGCACCAGCAGCCAACAGTAAATCAGTTTGTCTGCATAAAAATGCGGGTATTTGTAGCATACTAACTGATTCTGCTACAATACCCGCTTGTGACGATTCGTGTATGTCTGTAATAGTTGGGACACCAACTTTTTTGGAAACTGTTTTTAAAATTTCCAAACCTTGTTCCATGCCCACACCACGTTTAGTTGTTATACTTGATCTATTTGCTTTATCAAAACTACTTTTGTAAATGAACTGAACATTTAAATCTTGGCAAATACGTTTTACTTCTAGTGCAATGGCCATAGAATGAGTTAGATCTTCGATCTGACAAGGACCGGCTATAACTGTTAACGGCTGATTTCTGTCAATTTTAAAATGTTCAAGTTCAATGGTTTTCATTAGTAGTTAACCTTCGTATGTAGCTGAATTAGCACCGTGTTCAAATACCTCAACAGATTTAACTCTTACTGTGGGATTGATTGGATAACGCATGTCACCGCTGGCAATTAATTCTGCCATCTTGTCATAGGCCATCTTGGCAAACATTTCACAACCCACACCTGGTACAATACGTAAATCGCAGACACCGCTGTTTTCAAACCCACCTGCGATTTCGTTTAGCTTTTGGAATGTAGTTAGATGAGGATCGTCTTCAGCAATTACCAAAGTATGATCAAACATATGATCTGCCCACGCTTTAAATTCTTTTAGACCGCCAAAGTCCATACACCAGTTTTTATCATCTAGTGTATCGCATTCAAATACAAGTTTAATACCGATTGAGTATCCGTGAAGTGTTGAGCAGTGACTATGGGTCGCTCTCCACTGTCTAAAACAGCATGATAGACCCCTATCGTTGCCGTAAGTTTTTGTTGAGTAAAATTTTGCCATTGTTGTTTTCCTTTATGAACAATGACATGCAGAGTTTATATTGCGGGATGAATGCCTAAGTCCGCATAATGTATATTATACATTAATTGTTTTAAAAGTCAAGTTTTTTGTTTCCATCCACTCACTTGGCATTTGCCAATCCTCAACATTGTGTATGACAAAATTGATGTTGGGAAAGCAATCATAAATCCTTTTTAAATGGTATAACCAATAACTGTGGTCCACTGGGCTATCTTTTGTTTTACCATAGTTCCTTGTGTCTTTATACATATTATTCAGTTTACTATTTACACTATACAAGTCAAAGCCCAATAAATTTACAGTTTTTGGATTCATATAACAGGCAATAACAATGGCAAATGGGCCAGTATTCCAATGCCAAGGGTCATCTCGTCTTTCAGGACCTTTGTATGGCAGTTCTGGTAGTAGTTTTACGTTGGGATATTGTGTAAAGTCACCGATCCAATTTGGTCTAGTGTATACTGGTATGTTGGCGTAGTCAGGATTGGCAACAATTTCAGTTACCATGCGTCGGTCTACTGCAACTATTTGATTACAGATAAACTCTCTGTGTATTGCGTTGCATCCAATTATATGCGAGTCGATAGAATGTAAGTCAAATGTTTTTCGACTTTCACCATTACCTATGACCCAAATTTCATTGTGAGACGATTTGTCCAAATGGCAACCATTCACCGGGCGTTCCTTCTCTAATGCAAATCCAACCAACATAACTTGTAGCTTCAGGTTGTGTATTCCAACAAATATCGCCTACACTATATCTTCCTGAAGATGGTATTGTTGTGCCTTTGACAAATTTCTTACCATTTAAGTTAACTGCACCGCCAACAGTAAATGCTACATCACTTTCTGGATTTGAGACACCGACACTAACTTGACCATATATTGAAACTCGTCTATTAGTGTTTTGCCTATTACCTAGTTCAATCGCCCCATTACTTTCTATTTTAAATTCTTGTTCGCTGTCACAGTTTATTGTAAATGACTCAGCTACACTTAGACTATTGCCATTGATTGTTAATTGATTATTGTCATTAAATTTAATGTGATCACGGGTCAATACAATTTCATTGTTTGCACCAACATTTACCACTGTGCGTAAGTTTGCTTCACCTCCAACAACCAACGATTCCAATGCGCCTAATTTTGTAAGGCTACTATTGGTAACGCTATCACCCAGTGAGTTTTTACTTAATACAATGTTACCGTTAATTGAATAATATTTTTCATCTGATAAGTCTATAGTTTCAGTTGACCAAATTCGATCTGGATTGGCTGCATATGTAAACTGTCGATTTGAATTGTCTTGACTCCAAACAATTCCAGTACCATAAATTGTGCTGTCCTTTGTTGCCTTAAAATATAAAGGTTCAGTTTTTGCATTGTGATTTACGAGATCATCTACTTCTAACTTTCCATAAACTCTAACCACAGCATTTTTATACTTGGCATGGCCAATATCTATTTCGCCAGTGCCACGCAAAGTGATCCTTGCAGTATTGTCTGTGCCTAATTCTAAATTAGTGTTGTTAAAAGTGCCAACGTATCCGTAGTCGTTTTTGTAACTGCCTAGTACTAGATCAACATTGTTTTCTTGAATGCCTATGGATCCATTTGGACTGTCTGTATTAATGCCTAAACGTGAATGAATGTTATTAAAAAACGCCCATTCACCAAAAGAAACCGCACCCGCTACCTGAAGCTTGTGTAACTTGCCTACTGTTTGTAAATTACTGTGGACTACGCTACTGCCTAATTTTTCTGCACTCAATACTGGAATCTGATCAATACAATAAGAGCGTTCATTAGCAAGATCTAAATTTACAGTACTCCACAGTCTGCCGCCTTCTTTGTAAACAAATAAACGTGTAGATAATCCGTCAGTAAAGTGAAAACCTTTACCATCCAATTCCTTTTCTGTGTTGGCAGTGAACGCAAATGGATCTCTGACACCCCCAGACTCTTCTGTAATAATGTGCTTTACGTTAATCGTATCAGCAGTAATTGACCCAACTACGTTGATATTTTTAGCTATGCTTACATCTTCGTTAAATTGACTGGTACCAGTTACTTCTAAACTACCAGCGTGGGTTAAGGAACCTTCAGTAAATTGTACTTGAAGTTTATGTACTACGAGTTTGTCGTCTACAATGGAAAGCAGTTGATTCATGGAATATCTCTCTTATTCTATATTTAGCTAAGAAACAAAATACAGAAAAAAGAGAGATATTCATATTATGCTACTTTTAAGAGGATGGTATCTTCGTTAATACGACCGTTCATTTTAGTGTCTGTAGCGTTGATATCGTCTAGGAACTTACGCAACTGCACCTTACCTGCGGCTTTGAACTCTTTAAGTTTTTCCTCGGGCTTACGGATTGTCTTTTGGATACTTGTAAACTCGTTAAAGTTTGTAATTGTAGTACCCTTGACATTTAGCGTGTTGAATTCAGCGGCAACATATTTGCCCAACTTGCGTGTCTTAGTGTTAAAGATCCACAGCTCGCTAGCACCGATAATGTCTGCAGGGTTAATAGACACAAGTTTCAAAGGTTCATTAGTTTTCATGAACTTGAGTTTAGAAACAATCTTTTCTTTAGGTACTGATTTCTTGGCACGTGGAGCACGATTAACTTTAGCTT